ACAAAAGCAACCTTTTGTAAATTTGCATCATGAATTGTTAAGAGCACGATTAGAGCCACCTTTCTTCGAATTCGATTGTCACGGTTGGTTTTTTCTTGATAAAACTTGAAAAATACATCTCAAGCTTAGATTCTCCAGGAGGAATAGATAGCCATTGTGAACCGTCAACAACCTCTCCAGCTTTTGCGATACCATCAATATAAACCGTATCATCTTCACTATTGATTACAGCTGTTGAGCCCATAGCGTAACGGTTAGGAATATCACCAAGCATAGGTACAAAGTCTTTCCTAAACATCAACTCATCTAGGTACATATTCGATACCATAGGTTTATCGTGATAAGCTCCTAGAGTGACATGGATTTTAGCTGATTTTTTGCCCTTGATTTCAGGGATAACAAAGTTGTAGTATGATCCGTTGTAATAAACCTGTACTGTGTTGTCATTTCGTTTAATCTCAAATTGCCCTCTATCTTTGCTGAAAGGATTTGATGCTCTATCGGATGTACCTGTGAAATTTAGCAGTTTTAAAAAGTTATATTTACCTTTCCCATCTGAGCCAAAAATATTAAACTCACACTCTTGACCTTTTGAGCGCTTAAATGTCTCAACGCCATACAAGAATTGACCATTAGTATCTGATACAGTTACCTTAATAAAGCCATATTGAGTTGCTGACTCTGATTGAAACACTTGCTTACAGAATAGATAATCATTGAGTGAGCCAATTTCACCCGCTGCATCTGTTGGAATGTCCCAAGACAATCCGGTTGCATAGTTTCCATATCTGCCTTGAATGGTTTGATCTCTTAGTCTGATGTGCTTCTTGTCCCACAATGTAATCAATTCGGATGTGCCAGTCACGGTCTCGCCGTTATCATTTGTGATAGCTCTATTTTTAACCGATCTAGTGAACGCATCTGAAATCTTATCACCTCTAAAATCCAGCAAAACCTCAGATTTTTTGACAATACCAGTGTCAGCTTCCTCCCGATTTCCAATTTCAAAGGCTGAATTGTTATTAACAAGGCCTATATATCCATTTTCGGCATTATGCTTAACTCGGATAATGGGAAAAGCTTCAACTGTGCCATTATTTACTAGATCAAAAACCATTTTATCGGCTGTGGTTTGTGCATTTGAGTCGCTATTGAAATTCTTATAAGCTGAGCCGTGCGCTACACCGTCTGGAATTAAGAACTTAATTTCTGAACGTTGCAACCATCTAGCGATATTATCTGTTGTAACATCATCAACTGGAAATCCTAGGTAATATTTATCAGGCTCATCACCATAAGTGATTTTTACTGGTTCTAGCACGTTTAAAACGCCTGCAAGCTCATGTTTTAATTGCTCCATAGCTCGCCCATCTGTCGCCATCATTGTGAACTTGACTGTATGCTCTTTTTCACCAATCTTAACCTGTTGGATATTTACCCCCAAAAGAGGGGCGTTATCAGTTGATACGCTCCTCTTGTTACCAATTGGGCGGATAATATCAGTTATACGAAAGAATTTAGACATATCAACACCGTTGAAAGTCATTAACTTTGTCATGTTAAAATACCCCTCATTCTGTTATCTCGTCTTGTTTGCTCGCTTTGTTGTCTTGCAAACTTATCACTTGTCTTAGCAACTAGCGTACCATCATCAAAATACATAGCCGCTGGGCGTTTGACCGCTATTTCTGCTACATCTAGGGCTTTCTCTAGCAATTCGCTAGATTTATCCATTGTGACCTTGATTTTCTCCGCAATAGTCTGTTTGCTCGTTTGCTTGACTGATACTTGAGCGCCTAGCTCTTTATTCAATCCTAGAGCGACTTCAGGCCTTGCATCAAATAGCATACTTTCTTTTAAGCGTGCCATTGAGCGTTCTACTACACCTGCGTCCTTGTCAATACCTACTGCGATACCCTGAGGGATAAAACGTCCGATTTCATCACGCATAACACGAGATGGACTGTGAATATCAAGAGCGCTTTTGATTGTTGATTTTACACGATCAGCAATGCTTTGTGCCGTTGCCATAACCGAACCAGAACCGCTCCAAAGACCGACATTGAGCCCCGCCATAGCAAACTGCCCGATAGTATAAAACTCACTATTCAGGCTATAAAATGGCGTTTTAAGACGATTTGATAGGTTAGTTACGGATGCAACTGGTTGCCCTGCTCCAGAATCTACCCCTTGTGCTAGACCCGTTGTGATATGACCACCGTATTCATTAAATACCCTAGACGGGCTGTGGATGTCCATTTCATTCTGAAACGTCTCTTTTATCATGGTAGCCATGTTTTTAGAAGCTTCACTTGCTTTTTCAGCTCCAGCTTTAATACCATCACCAACACCTTCTGGGATATTTTCCCCTTTTCCAGGGAAATCAGCTGCTGCAATCTCAGCTTGTAAGCTTGATGATTGTGCTTGAACTATTGCCTTAATCTTATCTGTGATACCTAGAGCGCCTGTGTCCATTCCAGCGGTTAAGCCATTCATGGCTGTTTCTCCACCCTTAGAAAATACCTCATTCAATGACGAAAGTTTTTCATCCGAGGCGTTCACAAGCTCTTGAACATATAACCCACCTTGAGGCCCCATCTCTCGGAGTTTGTTCAAGATGCCCTCGTCAACCCCACGACTAGCAAGAATATTCATGTTATCGGCCCATGTAGTCATCGCCTCTTGGTTTTTTTGAAGATTTGTAATCATCTCATCAACACTAATTGCTGACTTCATTTGAATTTGATCAAACATGTTTGTAGCAGTCTCCAACAAGTCATTATACTTGGCTCTCATGTCATCAATAGCTTTTTGTTGAGCTTTAGACATACCCTCATATGATATGACTTGTCGATTAGATCCATTTTCAGCAGCTGTTGCCATTGCTTCAGATGCCGCCTGTTGTACTTGAGACGTTTTTTCGTACTCAGTTTGCAATTCTGTTTGAATATTTTTAAGCTCAGTTTCCTTGTCATTGAGTTCTTGAAGTTTTTCTTTTCTAGCGCCATCACTGACATTGGCCTCTTCATTCCATTTTTTGCGTTGTTCAGCAATCGATTTCATTTGTTCGCCAATTTCAGCTCGTTTTTGCTCAATCTCTAACAGATTCTTTTGGGATGTTTCCCATGTTGATTCTGCCTCCATCGCTGAGATTCTAGCTTTGATTTGGTCACTGTTATGAGACAAAGATTCAGTGTTCTTGTCATAAACTAGATTCAAGCCACTAACAGAGGCATTCAAAGCATCAATCTTTTTCTTGAGGTTTTTCTTTTCTGCTGCCGTCTTGTTTGTTTTCTGTGCAAGCTGGACAACTTCATCCGCTAGCTTTTTATAAGCATCACTGTTCCCCTTGACTGACTCAATGTTTTTTTGGCGTTCTTTTGCCCCTTGTTTGACCGAATCAATCAGATCATCTGTACTTTTTACAAGTTCTTCTTGTTCCCCTTTAAGCCTTTTAGTTTCTTCACTCTCAGCGGTTAGCCATTGATACAATGCAACTCCTAACCCTACTAATAAGCCGATACCAGCAACAACCCATCCAATAGGACCAGTTAAAGCCGTTAAAACTGCATTAAATGCCGTAACTGCTGCAGTTGATGCAATAGTTGCAGCAGTCTGTAAACTGATTGCACCTGTTAAAACACCATAAAGAAAACTAGAAATAGTAAGTGCTCCATTGTTTGCCAGGTTGGCTACCATTTGAGCCTTCGTAACCGTACCGCATGTAGCCTGTGCCGCCGTCATCAAATTGATAATTGATACCGCACCCTGTGCCGTCGTTTGGAATGTTTGCCATGCTGAAATCAAATTCTTAGTCATAGCTATACCCTCGTTAACAGCTCGCATAGCTACGATTGCAGAAGTAAGGGTGATAATCGCTGGAACTAAGGTTTTGATAGCTGTAACACCTGCTTTTAATACTGAGAAAAGCAACTTAAAGACTGGCGTACTAGCTTTAATGATTTTCACAATCACGCTAAAAGCAGCATTGATAAGGACTTTCAAAGCATCAAAGTTTTCAGCAATAGACTTGCCTGTTGCTGCTTGTGACAAGTCATCAAGTGCCTTGATAGTGTTAGCAACACCTTTGACGATTGCATTTTTTAAATTTCCAAAAGATGTCTGGATTCCTTTACTGTTTGATTTTGCAAGTTCAGCAAAACCACCAACCCCACCGTTTAGCTCAACTAATTTCTTTGAAAATTGGTCAAAGGTGATTCGTCCATCTTTTAGAGCAGTATAAAAGTCGTTTTGTGCTGATTGCCCAGCAAAACCGAAAGACTCAGCTGTCTTTTGCAAAGCGTAAGGCATCGTTTCCTGTAACGTTTTCCAACTTTGCATATCAACCTTACCAGCTGATAACATTTGAGTGAACTGTTGCAAACCACGGCTTGCATCCGCGCTAGATGATCCAGAGGCAAGAAATGCATTATTAAGAGCAAGTGTTAAGTCTGTTGATCTATTGATGTCACCTGTAATAGATGTCAAACGTTGAGCTGTACCCACTACCTCGTTCAAGGTTGTAGGCAAACCCTCGATACCATTTGCAAGCTTCTTTGTTGAGCGTGTTACATCCTCGGTACTGTGTCCCATCGCTTTCATCACTCGTGGATAGCTCTCAAGGGTATCAAACCTCTGAATAGCGCTTCCT